TCCAGTGCACGAACAGCGCACGCTCTTTGATGAGTTCGAATGCCAAGTAGGCGGCAACCGGGGCTTGTTCTGCTGCTTCGATGACTTCTTCGGACATGCTGATTCCCTTTCTTGTGGTTGGTATTTACTGCGGTTTGCGCAGAAGCGCGACAAATTCTTCTACCTTTACATCGAATTTAGCGAGCTGGCGCGCCATGGTATCGATGAACAGGTCGCTGCGTGGCACGCGCTGGATGTACAGGTCTTTGCCAGCAGCAGCGAGATCCGGCACGTACATGATGAAGTCGCACCACTTGCGGCCTGTGATCCACATGCCGCCCTGCATCTGGTGCATGTATTCGGACAGGTCGCCGTGCTGCCACATCGCTATAATCTTGGTGCTGTCGATTGGCGCCTTGATTTCGATCAGGCCATCGCCGTCGACTAGGCCATCCGTGGAATAGCCGAATGGTCCCTCCACGCAGATGCCGGCCTCGGTCACGAATGCACCAGTCAGCGCCTCGTACTTCATGCGGGCCAGCGCTTCCATTTCATGGCCACGGTCCAGAATCCAAGCCTTCACCGGCTCGCCATGTGGCTGGCCGCTGATGCGCTCAATCGCCAAGTCACCGGCATAGCGCTCTGCTACCGCTGTCATGTCGCCGACCTGACGCCCAGCGCTCGCGCGTACCGTCACGCTGATGGCGTCGCAGTAGCGCGACGCCGTGATCTTGCCGCAACGTGCTGCGAGCCATTCAGGCGTACCTTGTGCCGCTTCAATGAAGTTCATGGCTGGCCTCCAGTGCGCAGAAAGTCTTTTTCTTCGTCGCTCATTTCCGGCTCTTGGCCTGCAGTCACTTCCGGCATCTGCTGGTCGATTACCTCTGGCGCCTTCTGCGATTCCGCCATGCGCGCACGGTGGCCGGCGATAGCTTCCTTCAGGCGTTTATGAGACGCGGGATAGGCGCTCAGCTGGGCATTGTTTTCCTTCCAGAACTTCAGCGCATCGGCATCAGTCTTGGTTGCCAGTGCAGCCGCGATCAGCGGCTCGATATCAGGCCCAACGTCCGATGGGCGCTCGTTGATGTCGCGCAAGCCTTCGCCGCCGTCGGTATTCAGGTGATGAATCGCCGTCTCCAGGCGGTCAGTCTTCGGCCAGTATTTGTAGGCCTGCTTGACGACTGTCTTCTTGACCATCTCGGCTTCGTCGGTCACCCATGGGCACGTCTTGATTTTCTTCTCGCGGTAGGCCTTCCACGCCTCGGAGCGGTCGCGGATGGCGAAGACATCATCGGCGCTCATGGTATGCGTCAAATACTCGTTGTCGGCGGTCTTGACCACTACGTAGACGCCGCGGATAGGACCGCGATCCTTCGCAAATGGGTCGTAGCGGTGCAGCGGCAGCTCGTCCATACGACCCAGTTGGAACTCATCAGCCTCACGCACCACTTCCGCCTTGGCCCATTTGATCGAGCCGGTGGCAATGGCTAGGTCCATCAGACCCATGTAGCTGATATCGAGGCAGATGGCAGCCGGCTTATCTTTGCCCATGTTGCGCGGCACCAGATATGCCTGCTTCTTGGCCGGGTTCAAGCTGATGCCGATCGCCGCCAGGTTCTTCACGGCTGCGATGACGGAGTCCCGGTTCTTCGCGGCGACGTTCAGCGCATAGTCATTGTTGCGCAGGATCTGAATCGCGAAGCCTGCCTCCTGCTCGAACTTGATGCTCTTGTCCGTCAGCAGTGTTTCAAAATCGCCCTTCATGGCGTTGATCTCGCCAGTGATGAGGGTCAGTGCGTTGCTCATTGTCACTCTCCAAAGTGGTTCAGGTGGCAGGAGGCAAAAGCCTCCATGCCTTTAGTTTGAGCCGTCGCCGGAGCCTGAGCCGTCGCCGGAGCCGGAGCCGGAGCCGGAGCCGGAGCCGGAGCCGTAGCCGGAGCCGTAGCCGGAGCCGTAGCCGTAGCCGGAGCCGGAGCCGTAGCCGGAGCCGTAGCCGGAGCCGTAGCCGTAGCCGGAGCCGGAGCCGGAGCCGGAGCCGGAGCCGGAGCCGTAGCCGTCGCCGTCGCCGGAGCCGTAGCCGTCGCCGGAGCCGGAGCCGGAGCCGGAGCCGTAGCCGGAGCGCCAAGTCTTATTGATAGCCATGAATACTGTCCTTCGCAGCGTCACTGGTAGGGATCAGCTCGCACACGCCGGTCAGGTAGATTTCCGGGTTGATCACATCAACCTTGCCGCCATCTTTTTTCAGGCCGTGCTGAGCAACGCCGGAGAGTGCCACGCCATCCTTTGCCTTCCAGGACCAGAGGCGGCGCGAGTTTTTCAGGAATACATTGTCGCCATCAACAGAGACAACTTCACCAGCATGCACGCCAGCCGCATAGCAGCGCGCGATGACATACTTGCCGATGAACGGGTGAGGTGCAGCAGCCTTCGCTGAGGAACCTACACCGGCCAGTGCAGCGATTTCACGGATTTGTTTCAACGTCAGATTTTCGTAGTCCAATTTTTTCTCCTTCAGTGGTTTGCAGGTGGCGACCTGCGGCGTTATTCGAAACTTTCTCTCGCGCGTATTAGGTATAGTTTTGCCAAGGGTGATATGCCTCCTCAGGCAGTCACACGATCCAGATTCATCAATGATTCCTGATAAACCCTAATCCAACCGAAGTCCCACCGAACTCCCCATTTCATCTTTATCACCATGTCAGAAATGAGTTGCGGCATTCGCGGTAGCTACGATGCCTCGGCTGTACGGGGTGCGACGCAAGCCTGTGTTTTCGTGGTGTAGCCCCATTCAGGGCATTGCTCGATTCCAACCGCGTCGTCCACTTCGCGGTCCATGTGGCGGCGCAGAAAGCAAAAAAGCCGTTTAGGTCTCTCAGCTTTCCCCGTGGCAGCGGTGGGATTTAACCCTAGGAAAGGAGAGAACTAAACGGCTTCATCTAGCTCACAGCTTCCTGTGCTGCCACACAGACGAAGCAATGATTCCACAATTCAATGACTGACTGCAATAGATGCTCAAAAAGAAAACTCAACAGCAGAAAAACTGGAGACAGGCAGGAGCTGATTGCGTAGGCTCCTTGGCATTCTCCACTCAGGCCGTTCTACGCAACGCACCCAGCAGATACTGCATTGACCCGTCATTGATCGAGTGACAAACGCGCTACGCCATCGGCGGTCTTGCACAACCAGCGTTCAGGGAATGATGACGCGTTGCACGTTTGCCACACTGGAACAGTCTACCCCGAAGCGGACAGGGTAGCGGTGGATCGGCTGACGGCCCTTGTTTGATCCACTGCGCATTTCGCATTTATCGCAACTGCTCCAGTGTGGCGCCTGTCTTTCCAAGCTGTCATTCACATCCTTGCGGATACCGGTACAAGCGGCTGGTCGAGCGTGAATCCCCATTGGCTTAAGTGGTGGCCCGACCTCCAGTTTGCGCTCCCCGGCAGACGTACAGCCTTATCTGTACCGATTCGGCTCATTGCGCATCCGACTATCCCTAAGGGCGGCGTAGTCGCTCTCCTTTCACCACACGACTGCCGACTGGAAAAGAGGCGAGGCCACCTCCCCTAACTCCGGCAAGAGTACCAATCAGCATGCGTGTAGCCACTCCTTACGGGAGTGAATCGTGTGGCGTGTACAGAATTTTTCTCCCGGAGCATTTACCGTGGCCATTCGGTATCTGTACTGCGGCTTAAGCCAGTCTTTCTCTGGAATCACATACGCTTCTGCCACATGGATGCTGGCTGCCTGCCAAGCTAGCAGGGCCCGACCAGACTTGCTTAAGGTCCGTCTTTGGCTATAGAGGTTCAACCAGCATCCATGTAGCGGCTCGTACGTGAGCCACCCGTACATCTTACTTCTTCTTGCCTTTGCCCAGCACCTTATCTGCGCGTGCGTCGATCTGCGCTTCCTTGGCTTTGGACAGATTGCCCTTTTTCACTTGCCCTGCGGCGCGCGCCTTACTGTTGGCGGCATGGCTGCGATCCTGCTGCGGATATTTGCGCTCATCAGGCAAACCGAACTTCGAGTCCGGCAATGCCTTGCGCTCTTTCGGTGTCAGCAATCCCATGGTGATCTCCGGTTAAGTTGCTGCAAGGATTTTAGCTCAATCCTGAGGCAATGGCCTTATCCCACGCTTCTACGGCCAGCACCAGGACGAAGACCGCGCCCAGCAGGAACATGCACACATCGAGCACGGCGTGGTCATCCTTGCCCATGCGGTTGACGAACTCGCTCCAGGTTTCGTCGTGGCGCCATTCGTTCATGTGCTCCTCTTCCTTGCGCTCGGCTTCGACGCGCTCGCGACGCATCCGTTGAATCGCAGCCCAGTGGCGTTTGATGTACTCCAGCATTGCTTTTCTCCTTGTGGTTGGTCGGTAACAGTTTGCTAGACGACAACGATAGCCTAGCACCAATAATTCAACAACGCAATAAGTTATCGGAGAAATATTTCCCTTGCATTTGCCGAACGGCACCAGTATTCTGTGGGAAATAAGTTGTGTTTGATTAACTTCCATGGAGTAAGTAAATGTCGCGAGAACGAATTACGAAAGACATGACGAAGGCGGAAATTGCCGTGCGTTCGAACCGCCAGAACCAGCTGCTGGACCGCACGCTGGACAAGCTGTCGCTGAAGAACGATGCCCAACTGGCGGCGCTGATGGTCGAAAATCCGGCCGTGCTGAGCAAGTTCCGTCATGGCCGGCTAAGCCTGAACGCCACCTACCAGGTCAAGATTCATGAACTGACCGGCTGGGCGGTGTTGGATATCCGCAAGGCGCTCGGTATCATCCCGCTGATCGACCTGCCGGAGCACCGCGCGGCGCTGATCGATGTCAACGCGTGGCGCGCGAAGATCAGCGCGAAGCAGGCGGCCTGATCATGAAACTGGTGCTCGTCAAGCAGACCGACGCCAAGCTGGAGCTTGGCACGCCGGAAGCCGATGCGATGAGACTGTTTCTTTTTGAAATGGTGCGCGGCGCCACGGACAAGGATCAACGTGCCTGGTCGCGCTTTATCCGCGCCATCAACGAAGCATCGCAGGGCGAGTATTTCCAGATCGACCTGAAGCGCACGCGGAATAGTGCCTTTCATCGGCTCATCTTCGCTGTCATGACGACGGTTTATGCTGCGCAAGACCTTTTCGATGACTTCGAATTGCTGCGAGCCTATCTGAAAATTGGCGCTGGCTTCGTGTCCTACATACCCGACGAGGTGAACGGCGAGTGGAAGGCCATCCCGCGCAGCCAAAATTTTGAGGAAGCCAGCGAGGAAGAGGTACGCGACTTTTTCGAAAAGATGTGCACCTTCATGCGATCTGCAACCTGCTGCGCTGCCCTTTGGCCCGAAGCCCCTATTGAATCGAGCATGGAGGGGATGCTGAAAATTCTTTCGAGGTTTGATCATGAGGCTTATTGACATCAGTACAAAGAAACACCCAAAAACATTTTGCATTGTTGACGATTCTGATTATGAGTTTTTAAGCCAGTGGAAATGGTCTGCCGAGCAAGCAAAAAATAAGATTTACGCCGTTCGTTCAAATAAGATCGGCGATAAACGCCGAACAATGCGAATGCACAACCAGATTACCGGCATAAAGAACATTGATCATATCGACGGTGATGGCTTAAACAACCAGCGAGGAAATTTGCGGAAATGTACTCATATGCAGAACATGGCCAATACTCCGAAGCGTTACGGCAAGCATCGGTACAAAGGCATAGCTTGGCAGGAACATCTACAGCACTGGACATCGAGAATTGTAAGCAATAAAAAACGGTACAACCTTGGTTGTTTTCCAACTGCTGAATTGGCAGCAGCAGCTTATAACTTTGCGGCAAAGCGCCTGAACGGTGAATTTGCTTGGATTAACCCAGGCATTGAAATAAATGAAGATGAGGTAATGGCAGCTCGATTTTCAAAAAAAGGCAATCGCGAGAAACCGATTGTTCCTATTGTGCCGCCTGCGTATTCGTAAAGGAGATCGCTATGAGCATCGGAAGCCTGTCAATTCCAGACTATGAATTTTCCACCAAGCTGCCAGATGTACCGCCGCCCGACCAGCGTGCCGTGCAGATGATCGCCATGTTCCTGCGTCTTGACGAGCGCGGCAAGCAGACAGCACTGGCGCAGATGGCCTGCCTTGTGCGCCTGTGCGGTAAGTAGTTAAACCATCCTCACCACTTGGAGAAGAAGATGACGGATACCAGAGTAAGAACTACAGCGGCCACGCTGCGCGCAGATATGCGCATGCGTGAACTGCTGGCCATCCTCGCCGACCGCGAGTCCCACAACATATGCGATCTGAGCACGACCATGAAAATGTCGCGCTCAGGTCTGCGGAAATACTGCTACAAGCTGGTGGAAGACCACATCGTGACCCTGCACTACAATCCTGCGCGCTGGGCGTTCGTGACGCTGACAGCCAAGCCGGATGATGTCGAGCGCTATGCGCATTCTTTCCTCGGCCCTATGCCGAACCCGAAGCCGCGCAAGCTGCGCCGGTCGCTGGAGCTGATGCCCGGCACGTTCGTGCACCAATGCACCGATGACGCCGAAGTGCCGTGCAAACCGCGGCAGAATGCGACGATTCTGCCACGCCGTGATCCGCTGGTGGCAGCGCTGTTTGGGTTGCCCTGCGATGTGCTGGAGGTGGCGTGATAAAGCCCTACACACTTCACCTGGGTGACTGCATCGAAGTGATGCGCACCATGCCCGACAACTCCGTCGATTCGATCGTCACCGACCCGCCATACGAGCTCGGCTTCATGGGTAAGAGCTGGGATGCCAGTGGGATTGCCAACAGCGTAGCAATGTGGCGCGAAGCGCTGCGCGTGCTCAAGCCTGGCGGCCACCTGCTGGCCTTCAGCGGGAGCCGAACCTACCACCGTATGACCTGTGCAATCGAAGATGCTGGGTTCGATATACGGGATCAGATCATGTGGGTCTATGGGTCAGGATTCCCTAAGTCGCTGGACGTAAGCAAGGCACTAGAAGCATTCGCCAAGACCGGACGAAGCGACTCGCAAGTGACTGGGGATGGTCGTAGTCGCGTACCCGGTCAACATTTCAAAGAATTTCGGAAGGGTAATGGGCCAAAGGCCGAATTCACCCCCACTACCGACGATGCCAAGAAATGGGATGGCTGGGGAACTGCCCTTAAACCTGCCCACGAGCCCATCTGCGTGGCTCGTAAGCCGTTGGTCGGAACCGTGGCGGTAAATGTGCTGGCACATGGTGTGGGGGCGCTGAACATTGATGAGTGTCGGGTGTCTGGTGAAAGCACTGCGCGCACGACCGGAAAGGTTCTTTCGTCAAAAGGGGTGATTGGCGACGCAGGCCGCTGGCCCGCCAACCTGATCCACGACGGAAGTGCGGAAGTGGTGGCACTGTTCCCGCGCGAAGCCGGTGCCAGCGCGCCTGTGCGCGGCACCGAGGCCAGCGCGGCGAGCGTGGGCCGCGTCACGGGAGAGCGTGAGAGGGTTGCCGGCGTCTTCCACGGCGACAAGGGAAGCGCCGCCCGCTTTTTCTACACAGTTCAATCGGAGCAAGAATGCAATGCGAATACTGCGGTCAACAATTCGACCCTGCTAAGCCAAGTCGACGGTTTTGCTCAAAATCTTGCAGCAATCGCGGCGCTCCACGTGGGCAAGCCATTAAGCAATTTGATTCGACGGTTTATGAGCGACATGGCGAGCGAATTCGGGCAGAACGCCGCGCCAAGTATGCAAGCGATCCAGTCTATCGAGCAAAGGTTCTCGCTAGAGTTGCTGCATATAAGCACGCCGGCAAAGACCGGAAGCCATGCGAATCCTGCGGAAGTTCTCGCGCTGACATCCACCACGATGATTATTCAAAGCCTCTCGAATATCGCTGGCTCTGCCGACGATGCCACGTCACCCATCATCGCGATGATCTTGGGTCATGGGGCCAGGGTTTGCGACCCGTCGCTGCGTGAGCGCTTCAAGTACTGCGCCAAGGCCAGCCGCGCCGATCGCAACGAAGGCCTCGAGGATCCGGGCCCACAATTCCAGCACGGCAGCACGCTGCGCGACGCGGAGAACCTGGCGGCCGAACGCAACGGCAACTTCCATCCGACCGTGAAGCCAACCGACCTAATGGCCTACCTGGTGCGCCTGGTGACACCGCCAGGTGGTACCGTGCTCGACCTGTTCATGGGCAGTGGATCGACCGGCAAGGCGGCCGTGCGTGAAGGCTTCCGTTTCATCGGCATCGACATGACGCCAGAGTACGTGGCCATTGCCGAGGCGCGCATTGCTCACGAACTTGATCTCGCAGCGCCGCCGGCCGCGCCAAGGGTTGCGCCCGCCCCCGAGGGGCAAATGGATCTCTTTGGCGTGGGTGGTTCTAATTTCGAACCATCGGTTACGGGGGCTGCATGAAGCGCTCGCCCATGAAGCCCGGAACCAAGCCGCTCGAACGCAAGACGGCGCTTAAGGCGAAGGCGCCGATGGCGCGCGGCAGCTCGCGCATGCGCACCAGCAAGCCGAAGTCGGAGAAGCCGAAACGCATAGCGCATGCCGGCGACGAACGCTTCCTGGAAGTCTGCCGTGGCCAGCGCTGTTATTTGGCGATACCGGGTGTCTGCAATCATGACCCAGAAACTGTCGTGCCGTGCCATAGCAATTCTGCCAGCAGAGGAAAGGGCATCGGCATGAAGGCGCCGCACCGCTTCACAGTTCCTGGGTGCTTTGTATGCCACGCAGCGATCGACAGCGGCAGCAAGCTGGGAAAAGAAGAACGGCGCTTGATTTGGGAACAAGCCTACGCACGCTGGGAGCAAGACCGGCTGAAACTTTACCCTGAACTACTTGGAGAAAAATAATGAATAACCTGCTTGAAGAATTGTACCGGGCCGATGCGCTGTATCCGGCTGCCGTGCTGATGCTGCTGTTCGGGCTGGCGGCGTTGATCTTCGCCTTCTCGTGCGGCGTGGCCTTTGCCATCAACAAGGTGCATCAGTGCGCGCATCCAGCGGAAGATGAGCACCGCCACTTCCCGGAGGGCCAGTGAATATTCTGGCTATCGACATCGGCTCGCAACTCGGCTGGGCGCTCACGAAACGTGACGGCAGCATCTGCAGTGGCAGCGAAGGCTTTGCGCCGGGCAAGCACGGTGGCCATGGTGGGCGCTTCCTTGCCTTCATGGCCTTCCTGAACCAGCTGCGCAACTCGCACGGCGACATCCATGCCATTTATTATGAGGATGTGAAGCGACACCAGGGTGTCCTCTCGGCACATGCTTATGGCGGCTTCTTGGCGATCCTGCAGGCGTGGTGCTTCACGAATGGACGCGTGCCACTTTACGCATTTGGTGTGGGCACGATAAAGAGGCAATGGACCGGCGCTGGCAATGCAAAGAAGGACAAGATGATAGCCTGTGCAAAGCAGCGCGGCTTCGCGCCGGCCGATGACAACGAAGCCGATGCACTGGCGATCTTGTCGCTGGCCTGTCATCACGAAGGTCGCCCATTCCCAGCACCGAATGCAAAGCCTGAAGGAGCGCTCCTATGATCTGCCCAGAAGACGGCACGAAAATGGGCTGCGTGGACACGCGCCAGAAGCAGGATTTCGTCAGCCGCGCCTACAAATGCCCGAAGTGCGGCGGCCGGTTCCTGACCGCTGAAGTCTTCCGCGATAAGGGCAAGTCTGGACGTGGCCGGCAGTTGACCATCAGCGGAGAAGCCTTCGGCCAGCAGCAGATCCAGGAAGCAAAGCAGCGCATCGCCGACCGCCTGCGCGCCGCCATTGATTCGATCATGGAAGACTGAGCAACACGATTGCGCTGGTCATGCACAAGTGCAATAATTTAGTTCGCGCTTCGGCGTGAAAACCTTTACTGCTTTGGAGAGAGCAAATGAAAATCATGAAAGTCACGGCATGCGGCGCCGTAGCCGCTTGCCACGATAACCCTACCGATTACCGTTTCGACTTCCCGGAAGATGCCGACCGCAAACAGGTCGCCAGCTACGCGCTGGAACGACTCGCTGCAGCGCGCCACGCCGACAACATGACCCACATCAGCAACCTGGTTCCGATGGTCAACAACCAGGCCGTGCGCGATTCGATCTGCTCATTCATGGAAAGTGTCGGCATGCCGCGCGTCTATGTGCCGGTGCTGCCGAAAGAAGAGGACAAGCGTCAGCCGAGCAAGATGGCTGGCTATATCCTCGACCTGGACCGCGAAGTACCAACCGTCGATGGCTGGGCGCAGTCCGAGAAACGCTACGGTGATCTGCTGAAGCGCTACCTGTCGTTTGTCGAAACCACCACCAAGGAGAGCGCCCATGTCTGACCATGAATCGCTGCGGCAAGCAGCGCAGTTCCCGTCGCCAAAGACGGTCGTGCATACCGCCGATCTGGTGGCGCTGCTCAATGCCTACGACGAGCTGAAGGTTCAGGCTCAGCCGAAGCGCAAGGCAGCGGCCAAGAAAGCGGCTAAGGAAGCCGCGGAACTTCCGGCATGGCTTCCGCTTGAAGCGTGGGAAGCGTTTCTTGCCATGCGCGTGAAGATCAAGAAGCCCGCGACAGAGCGCGCGCAGAAGCTGATCCTGAACGATCTGGAGCGCTTCCGCCAGCGCGGCATGGACCCGGAAGCTGTGCTCGACCAATCCACGCGCAAGAGCTGGCAGGATGTCTACGAGTTGAAGGAGCAGTTTCCACAGCACCTGGATCAACGCCACACCGGACGGCGTCAGCAGACAGACCGGCGCCAGGTCATCAAGGAGAGCGACACCGAGCGCGCCGCGCGCCGCGATCGCTGGGGCATTCCAGACCTGCCGCCTTCCAGCTTTGATGACGAGGTGATTGATGCGTCCAACTGACCGAAAAAAGTTCGAGGCGGTAATGGTTGACGCACGCAACCTGATCGGCCAGGGCGAGCCGTACAGTGATGGCGACCTGGACTTGATGTTCGCGGCCCTGATGGACCTGGAGTTGGTGCAGATCCAGCGCGCGCTGATAGACCACATGAACGGCAAGGATGGCCGCTGGCGCCCGAACCCGCATTACATCCGTGAGGCTATGAAGGCGCGCGCCAGCATCGCGTGGGTATCAGCCGACGAAGCCTGGGCGCGCATACCGAAGCCGGGGCCACGTGCAAGTCTGACCGATTGGCGCGGCAAGACGGTGACCGATTACCGTACCGGCAATTGGCCACCCTGCCTGCTGAACCAGGCCACGACGGAAGCCATGGCGCTGGCGGCGCCATATCTGGAGCAGGAGCCGCCCGATGTGAACGCCGCGCGCATGGCCTTCCGTGCCTGCTACGAGCGCATCGTGGAACAGGAGAAGCTGGCTAACCGCGCGCCGGTCTACCGTGTCTCTGGTGGCGGCACGCATGAAGAGCGCCAGATGTTGCTGCAACAGGGTGTCGAGCAGGGGCTGCTGCCAATCTCCGCTGCACCGGTTGCTGGACAACTCGAATACAATCCCGCCGGACAAGCGCGTATCGCGCAGGAGATGGCAAAGATCAAGGCGCTGGTGGCGCCGAAAGGTAAGGAATGAGCGACGATATCAACTACTGCAACTGCGCTGCACATAGCTGTCCGATGCTCGGCACGATGAGCCGTAGCACTACCGGCAGCAAAGAGTGGTACTGCGGCATCCACTTTGGCGCGCCGGCCAACCGCTGGGGCCAGATCACAGATGAGCTGAACCGTCTCGGCTGGCTCGTTACTATCACGCGCAATCTGCGCGCGGCCACTGTGCAGAACGTGCAGGCCGTCATCAAGGCAGCGCACAAAGAAATCGCGCTGAACCAGAGCGGTCACCTGCGCATGGCCGACAGCGAAGACGAGCACCGCTGGCTCATCCGCCTGGAAGACACGCTGTTCCACGCGTGCCAGGACCGGCAGCAAGACCTGCAGCCAGCTGTAGAAGGAGCTACTGATGGCCAGCTTTAAGTATCGTGACAAGCGCAGTCCATTCGCCGTGATCGAAGCCAAGGCCAAGCCGGACCAGGATGCAGTCGACAAGATTCACATGATTGCACTCACCGCGCTGGATGCGGCAAAGCGCGGGCAGGCTACACATGCGCTGGCCAATACGCTCACTGAGCACCTGATGGCTGGCGTATTGCTCTGGGCACGCATGGGCAACCGGGCGCTGTATGAACGCGCCGTTGCTGCCTGGATGGCCATGTCGAAGGCATGCAAGCGCGATACCCAATTGCTCGATCTGACAACCGGAGAATACCGCGATATCCGCGTGGCGATGATCTACTATCTGCGCGCGATCCCGCAGCTGGAAGTAGGCATTCTTGCGGCGGTGTTTCTGGAGGCGCAGCGCAAGCTGTGGGTGTGACATGATACTGAAAATCAATGGCTTCGTTCCGATCGCTCCATGCGTCTCAAGACTGTCATGGCATGGCGCTAATCTGGTTTCTCTCACACCACGCGGCAGGTATTTACAGGATCAATCTCGGCTGCGCTGGGAGCGTAATTACCCAGAGAATGCCGAGTATGCGCGGCAGCCGATCATGGAATGCGAGGTCGGGTTTAGTGAGGGATTCCGCCTCATCATTGACTCGACGCTGTCAGCTCATGAACCACAATTTAAGGGAGAAGAATACATCGTCATTCTGCACCCTGACTGGGTAGGACCGATTCTGTAATCCCGATGCCGCGCCGGGCCATGCGCGGAATATCAAGGAGAAATAGCATGATGGAAGGTGGACAAATGATGGGAAGTGGGAATCTGCTGAAGCAACGCCAGACTCTGATGGATACTGGCCTAAACCGCGTCGAAGCTCGTGAAAAGCAGGTTCCTCAGTATATGCAGATGCTGCATGCATCGCTGGTCGAGGCGGACCATGAGCTGAGCCTTTTGAAAGAAGACCTGAGCATGGTTCTTGGTGGTAATTGTCCCAGCGAGACGCCTATCAGTAGCCAATCGCCGCAACCATATACACCGATCGCTGCGGAACTGAATACCTATGTTAATCGCGTTCGTTCTCTGGTTGACACGATCAAGGAGCTTCGCGCGCGCCTGGAAGTGTAAGCCTACTCCTACATGACACACGAGTAACACATTCCAAATGGAAATGATGTAGAGTTTTGTTCGTGCAGTACCCATCCGGGGGATGCCCGGTAAATCCTGAAGGAGTAACTACATGAAGAAAGCAATGACCTCCCTGCTGCCGGCCGCCGCTGCGCTGCTGGCTGCTGGTACTGCGATGGCGGGTTCCCTGCCATTCGCTGTGAAGACCGCCTCCGGTGTTCTGGTGCAAGTTGAAGGTGCTGTCGATTTCGACAAGAGCATTTCCCCGGCTGAGCTGCGCGTGACCCGCTTCGGCGTCGATACCACTGGCCAGCCTGTCGCTGTGGTGACTGCCTATGCTGATCCGAGCAACGTGGCCTACAGCAAGCTGGCCGGCGTTGCCAATGCCAACGGCTACTTCCAGCTGGGCACCTCGACTAAGTACGCAAACGCGAAAACCGCCCAGTCCGTAACCTGCGCCAGCGGCCTGTCGCAATTCACCTACACCGTGGGCGTGCGCTCGGCCAGCGATTCCTGCGGCGCCTTTAATGCGGCAAACAGTCAGGCCATTCCGTAACTTGGTAGCCTGGTAAAGAGAAAGCCCGCAGAACGCGGGCTTTTTTTATGGCTTGAACTCGCCCGTATCGGCTATGGCACGACAGGCTTCGTAGCGCTGGAGGAGGTCGTTGTAATCTCGCACGTCTCGCGCAATACCTGCTCCGATGCGGAGAACGTCCGCAGCAGCGTCAGGCACCAGCGGTTGTCCTTCTTCTGTGCCACGTCCGGCGGCAGCGGGTCGATCTTCACTCGCGGCGGTGGCTGATACGGTGCTGGCGGCTGGGCAGAACAGGCGCACAGCGCCAGCACGAGCGCGGCGTTCAAGGTCAGCAATCTGGGCTTCATGGCGTTGGTTCTCCTGGTAACGGCGTTCGTCCTGGTCGCGCATGGCAGCGCGCAGGGACTCGGTTTCTTCCTGGGCCTTGGCCATATCCTTGGCATGCTGCTTGAGCCCTTCTGCAACAGCACGGTCATAGCCGCGCTGCTCAACCTGTTCGAGGTAACGGTGGCCTGCGAACCAGAGCGCACCGACCGCGGCCAGCGCCAGTGCTGCACGCAGCACGAATGAGGGAATCGGGATCACGTAAAAATCTCCAGTGCTTTGCGGGTGAAGGCGAGGCGTTCGGCCAGCCCATTGGCACCGCCGTTGATGCGGCGGCTTATCTTCTCCCACTCGCCGGCATCGGCCAGTGCGTTCAGGCCACGCGTCGACCAGAACCAGGCCGCAGAACGGCAGGCCAGCTCCGGCGTCTCCAGCAACTCAGGGTTGCTCAGCAGGTCGGCACCGAGCGCCTTGCCGCAGGTGTCGTAATTGGCGCGGCCGGTGACCTGGATCAAGCCGCGACCAAGGTAGCGCACGCCGTCGCCTGCATGGATATTGCCGAGGTCTTTGCGGCCTTCGTAACCGCGCTGGGCAGGTGTTGGCCCCCACAGTTCGCGCACATAGCGCAGCTGGCCGGATTCATGCGCCAGCTGGGCCAGGAAGCCTGCCATGCGCTCGCGGCTGGTGATGCTGAACTCGCTCATCGCGGAATTGAGTGGATTCAGAAAGCGTGTGGCGCGCTGGCCGGAGAGCGGCATGATCTGCTGCAGTTCTTCAATTCGCAGCATCGTCTTTCCCTTGCTTCTTCAGGCGCCCGACGATACCTACGAACAGCAGCGCCATGGTGACACCGTGCACGACCTCCTTGGGGATGGAGGCTTTCATGTCCTCTGGGATGAACATCCAGGCACCCTGAATGGCCATGGCCACGGTCATGCTCTGGACTGAGATCCACTTCCATGCCTGCTTCCAGTCATCGACAAGCTTCATGATTTCCTCACTGTTTGCTGAGCAGTTTCAGGATCAGATCGGACAGGTTTTTCTCCACGGCGTTGATCCGCTCCTGCAACTGGATCACGACGGTGGCGAACTTCGTTTCATACAACCGCTCGATCCGTTCGATTTCACGCTGGTTGGATTCCTCCATTCGGCGCATGTCGTCCTTGTCCGCTTTGTTGCGCAGGCTGCCCTTGATTTCGGAATGGGCATCTTTCAGGAAGTAGGCAAGGATCACGACGAGTAATGCGACAACGTACGGCCATGGTTTGTCGAAGTCAGGCATGGTGCGCCCTCTCTTTCATTGTGTGATGGGAGAGAACGATGCAGGCGATCAGCTCTGCATGTTCACAGAGACGCACGAGTACATGGTAAGGACTTTCCGGTGGATAGCCGTTGAGCCACCAGCCAAGGCCATGCAGGGCCATCAGAATGATGGAAATTCGCACGACGGGTTTGCTGGCGTTGGTGGCAATCAGGTAAGCCAGGAAGGCGACCGTCAGTTCCACCAGCGCGCAGTTCAGATAGAAATAGGCGTCCGGGATCGGCAGAAAGATGCCGCCGCCGACCACGAGGCACAGCCAGAACATGCGCAGGTCGCGCATGTTCAGCACCAGCGCCAGGGCCAGCAGGACGCCGTACGAAATCATTTTTTCTTCGACTTCGCGGACGGGACGGTTGCGTCTTTCTTCGGTGGTGGTGGCGGTGGGTTGCCGTTGCCTGCGTGCAGTTTATACATGGTTTAACTCCTTCTTTTTATTGCGGTTGTGGAATGTTACTGTTGCACATTTTAGCAGCACGATTGGGAACTAATTACCCGGCGTAAATCTCGTGCCTATAATCGGCTGCATGGGATCGCTCATCTTCTGGGCCACATGGCTGGCCATCTTCTGCTTCTTCGCTCTGACTACGCGCCAGCAGCGCCGTGCATGGCTGAGCACCTTCTGGTGCCTGGCCTGCATCAGCCTGACCGGCTCCATGCTGTCAGGCCTGCTGACACAGGGATACATCACGCTCGCGTAGCAATCTGCCGTGCAATCATGTCTTGCTGCTGCTTCAGGCGTTTCACAATTCCCTCTTTCTGTTCGCCGGTCAGTTCCTTGCTGTTGATGGTGCGCTGGATCTGCTGGGTGATCTTCGACTCGTTGCGCTTGAGCGCTTCGACCAGGTGGTATTTGGCGATCTTCTCGCCCTCGGCGCGCTGGATGCGCTGTGCTTCCTCGATGTCACCGTTCTTGAGCGCATTGCGGTAGCTGTTGTAGGACTGCTCGATGTCCTGCGAGGTCGAGTACAGCATGTCCACGTAGCGGCTTGTGTTGGTCGGCAGCTCTTCGGCGAACGAGCCAGCGAAGGTTTTCAGGTTTGCCGGCAGCGCCTCGCCGCGGTCGATCACGCTGTGGTGCAGCAGGCCATCGACGGCAGACGTGGCCAGCGTGCCGACGCCGGAGAAGTAGCCTTTGATCAGCGAATCGATCTGCACCGGAGACAGCTGTTTGACGCCTGTACCGGCGACCAGGCTGAGCGGATCGACAAAGGCGCCGGACTTGCTCAAGAGGCGCGCCAGTTCGCTGGTGTTGTAGGTATAGCGGTCCTCGGGGCGCAGGCGCTGCATGGCCATGGATTCGATCGGCCGGCCGGTAAAGGCATCCTTGTTCGAGTAGATGTCGATGAGCGGGCGGAAGACCTGCGGGATCGGGTTCATGGCCAACTGCCCGTTGACCAGGTCGCCCAGCTGGTCGGCGAAGCGCTTGCCGTTGGTGTTCTCCGGGTCGACCATCAGCGCTGTCAGATGCTCGATGGCAGAACCGGCAGCGCCAATCTCAAATGGCTTCGGGATGCGGTAGGCCACATCGCCGATCTTGAACCACCAGTAATTGTTGCGGTCGGAGTCGGTGCGCTTTTTGAAGTCGTCGTCATCTTTGTACGCCATCATCAGCGCCACCGAGGCCAGCGCCACGGCGCCGATCACCGCGCCCAGGCGTTTCGGGTCATCATTATAGGCACGCCCCAGCTTGTACAGGCCCTGCAGGCGGGCGTTGAAGAACGGCAGCACCTGATTCAGCGCGCGCACGCCAGCCCATGCGCCGGACAATCCGAAGTCCATCAGATCGCGCGCTTCAAACGAGGCTTCCAGATGGCTCTTGCCTTCGGCGCGCAGCTTCTTGTACAGGGCGGCGCGGTTCAGGTTTTCCGACAGGTCGCCCAGTTCCTGATAGCCGTGCCACAGCTTGCCGAGGAACGCCTGCATCTTGGCCTTGGTATCGAGGATGGTATCGGCTGGCACGCCCGCATCGATCAGGCGCTTGACGTTCTCGCCGCGATTGCCTTCCATAGTGGTGCCGAAGCGGAAGATGCCACCGCCAGCTACCAGCTGCGCCATTTCTTCCTTGTTGCGCAGCAGCGAATAGCCATTCTTGATGTTGGTCAGCGGGTTGTAGTCGGTCCCAGCCACGCCGATGGCACCGATCGAGTCGCGGATCAGGTTGCGCACCTTGAAGCCCGGCAGGCTCGTCACGGCGCGGGTCAGGTAGTTCTTGAAGGCGCTCATCACCTTCATGGCCTGGTTATTGTAGCCGTTGAATTCCAGTGCACTGATTGCTGCCAGCAGGTGCTCGTCTTCCACTACGTGCCAGCGGTTGGCGCCATTCTCCATGTACGACACCGCCTTGGTCTGGGCCGACTTCGCCATGTCGCGCACGGCGGATTCAGTTGCCTCGGTGGCGGCGCCGATGGCGGTGGCCGCATCCAGCGCAGCCTTGGCGGCGCGGTTCTTAGCGCTGGCGGTCAGCAGGGTCGACCAGTTCATCAGCATGTTCTGCGTCAGGTCACCCAGATTATTGGTGCCGCCCTTCAACTTCTTGATCGATTTCTGGTTGACTAGGCCGGACTTGATCGATGGACCGGTGACGCCTTCTTCCATGACGCGGTAGAACGGCACGTAGAAATCGGACTGCCAGATTTTGCGCGACTCGGGATCGATCAGACCAGACTTCTCGGCGATGTCCAGCACCGACTTGTTCAACTCGGCCACGTCCTTCTGCGCGCGCAGGTAGGCTTGCTCGCGGCTGCTGCCATCCCTCATGGTGCCCTGGTTCAGCGTCGACAGCGCGCTGATGTCCTCGTCGGTGAACAGATTTTCGCGGCCTTCCTTTTTCAACTGCTCGGCGCGGCGCCCAGCCATCCACGAGAAGAAGCGGTCATGCTCCCCCTGCAGTGCCTGCATGGTTTCGATGAAGCCCTTTTTTGTGGTGTCGACCGTCATGCCGCCTTCGGCGTCCAGCTGCGGCCGACCGTACAGCATCAGTGACTCCAGCGTACCGTCGGCATTCTTGGCCATGCGCGCCAGCACGTAGGGGATCTTGCCCAGCTGATCCTTGATCGGTGCGAACTGGTCTAGGATGCCGTACTGCAGTTTCTTCAGCGCGCCCTCCTTCAGCTCGGCTACCTTCTGCTTGAGCGTCTTCTCGGTGTAGATGGCGCCAGACTTGCGCAGCGCGGCCTTCTGCGCATCGGACAGGTTTTCGGCCCACTTCGGCACCTTTTCCTCGCCGACCGGTGCCTGGCTGTAGCGGATGCCTTCGGTCGGGTCAGCCAGGATCGGACGGCCGTCGGCATTGACTGGCCCCTTGTAATTGCGCCAGAAGGCGATTTGCCCCTCCATGTCCGGCGCCACCAGCTGACCGCGGCTGTCGGTGATCGGATGGCGCACACCATCCACCTCGACAGTGCGGTTGTCCACTTCGTTCTGCGAAGCCAGCGCGGGCTCGGCGCGCGGTGCACGCTCGGCACTGGTGCGGCCTTCTACCGCCGCCTGCTGCTGACTGACCAGCGCGCGCACATCGGCATTGGTCACGCTGTCCACCGGCTGCTTGGTGATGCTGGCAATGAAGCGTTTCACGGCTTCCACCACGCGGCCTACCACGCCGCGGATACCGTTGCGGGAAGCTTCCGGCACGTTCACACCGTAGCGCTCGGACAGCCCGCTGAAATCGTCGTTCTGGATAGCGGCAGCCAGTTCGGCCACGGCCTCCTCAGTAGCCGTCTCAGTGACCGCTGGGCGATCTTTCTGAATGGCCTCGGCCAGTTGCTTCACAAAGCGGTTGGCGCCGGCCAGATTCAGCGCCTCGTTCACGCTCTTGTCTTGCAGCATGCGCAGGCCGCCATGGCCAACTACTTCGTGCGCTGCCACCCAGGCCGCACGCTCCGGCGACGCCAGGTTGTCGGCGATCAGGTACACAGCCTTGGTCTGCGGATCGTAGAAGCCCTCGGTGCTACTGTCAGCGTCGACGCGAGCGCGCACTTCCGGTGGCAGGTCTTCGATGCTCTGGACGATGTTGGTGCGCTGGAAACCAAGCCACTTGGCGCGCAGGGCAGAAGTCGCTTTCGTCACATCGGCCGCTGTCATGCCGCCGGATGGTTTGGCTTCCGACTTGCTGATGGGCTCGGCCTGCTCGCGGTAGCCGACCACCTCGTAGCGGTCGTAACCGAGATCCTCGTTCGCCTCCG